GAGTATGTCAGAACTACAAACAGGACAACAAGAAATTTTCGATTACGTTAAGAACAACCTCGGCGAGGGAATGATTGACGTTGAATTGGACCCAAAACACTATCAAACGGCACTGGAAAGAGCGATCAACAAATATAGACAGAGATCGTCAAATGCTGTGGAAGAGTCATACGCTTTCTTAGAATTGAAGAAAGATCAAAATTCATATATTTTACCAGATGAAGTAATCAACGTGAGAAATCTTAACAGGAGAACTGTTGGTTCCAGGACCGAGGGTGGAGAAGGTGGTACACTGTTTGAACCATTCAACTTGGCCTACACAAATACCTATCTTTTGAGGGCAGGTGCAACAGGTGGATTAGCCACTTATTACGCTTTCGCATCATACCAAGAAATGATTGGAAAAATGTTCGGAAGTTTCATACAGTTTCATTTTGATGTTGCTACAAAAAAATTAACAATTACACAAAGACCGAGAGCTGACAACGAAACAGTTCTTATGCACACTGACAACTTTAGACCAGACATAACATTGTTCAAGGACATCTATTCCAAACCATGGATCAGAGATTACACACTTGCAGTATCTAAAGTAATGATAGGTGAAGCAAGAGGAAAGTTTAACACGATAGCAGGACCGCAAGGTGGCACAACATTGAACGGTGCCGAATTGAAGCAACAAGGACAGACAGAAATGGAACGACTTGAAGCAGAGATAGGAAATTACGCAGAAGGCGGAACACCACATAGTTTTGTTATTGGTTAATTCATAATCATAGATTTTTAAATAACAGTATCATGGACGATTCTCGATACAAGAAATACAAAGACTGTAATATAGACGAACTAGAACTAATAGTTAATGACCTAGAAAATATGTCTATCAGTGCTTTGAAAAGTAAAAAACTGGAAATCCGTAAATCTATTCTGGGTGCGGTAAAAGAAGCAAAAATAGTCATTGAAAAACGCCTAAAAAAATAGTATAATAAACCTATGTTGATAGGTATAGTAGGTTTGATAAGTTCTGGAAAAGGCACAGTTGCGGATAGACTTGTGGAAAAACATGGCTATCAAAAAGACAGTTTTGCTAAAAGTTTGAAAGACGCTGTCGCATCAATGTTCAACTGGGACAGAAGTATGCTCGAAGGAGATACAGAATCCAGTAGACACTGGAGGGAACAGCCAGACAAATTTTGGAGTGAGAAGTTTGGGAAACCCACCACGCCAAGATGGGTGTTACAGTTTTTTGGCACAGAAGTAATGCGTGGGCAGATGTACGACGGAATTTGGGTTGACAGTTGTATAGGTAGATACAAGGGTCAGAACACAGTGATAGCAGACACAAGATTCCCCAACGAAGTGAAACAGATAAGGGAACAAGGTGGCAAAATAATACTCGTAAAAAGAGGACAAGATCCTGACTGGTTTGTCAATTACACCGAAGGCAATATAGAACCCAAAGGCATACATTCTTCTGAATATGCATGGGCAAAAGAAGAGTTTGATTTTGTCATTGAGAACAATAGCACAAAAGAAGAATTATACGCAAAAATAGACGACCTACTCGTCAGCAACAAGATCTCCCACTCTCCAGCCAAGACGTCTGACCCCTTGCAACCTCTGGCAATTAGCACAAACTGTTTTTAGATTAGAAGTAGCAGTATTACGTAGATCCCCATCAATAAAATACACATCCAATTGTGTTTGATTTTGTGCTTTGAATCCACACAGTTCACACTTACGTTTCTTTTTGTAACCTGAACGTTGTAATGCAGTGACCCCGCCTATCTTCTTGTTGTGTTTTTTACGATTACACGTGTCACACAGGCTACGCCAATACACGGTTGACCCTTTGCGATAAGCATAGGCCCGCGGCTTTGCTTTACACTCTTTGCACAATGGTCTGTTTTTATACTGCATACACGTATTTAAGTCGCCTATATAGGCACCTCGAAAATGGTAAGAATTGTCGTAAAAACCGTATGATTGAATAAATAGTTCTAGTATATACGTACAACTTGCAAGGAGAATACGAAAAATGGCTTTAACATCACCAGGAGTAGAAGTTAGTGTAATAAACGAAAGTTTCTACGTACCATCAGATGCGGGTACAACACCACTATTCATAGTAGCATCAGCACAAGACAAGAAGAACGGAGCAGGTGACGGCACAGCGGCTGGAACACAGACAGCAAACGCCAACACTGCATATTTGATTTCTTCTCAAAGAGAATTAACAGAGACTTTTGGAGATCCAAAATTCTACACAGACGCATCAGGAAATTCATTACACGGTTATGAATTAAATGAATGGGGACTACAAGCGGCGTACAGTTTCCTAGGAGTTGCCAACAGAGCATTTGTCCTAAGAGCTAACGTTGACACAAACGGTTTAATTGGAAGTGCTTCGGCACCGACAGCGGCACCAACAGATGGAACATACTGGTTTGACCTTGCAACAAGCAGTTTTGGTTTATTTGAATGGTCAAAAACTAATCAAGCATTCACAACAGTTAATCCAACATTAATCACATCAACTAGTGATCTAGTTGGCGGTGTTTCAACTGGTGCACCAAAAACTTCAATAGGTGTAATTGGTGACTATGCAATCAACACAACACACGTTTCAAACAAGATCTACAAAAAAACTGCAAGTAACACTTGGGTACAGGTTGGATCAGAAGCATGGAGCACATCACTTCCAGTAGTAACAGTTGCTTCAGGAACAACAGTGACAAGTGGTCACAACATGAAGATCAATGATGTTACAATCACAACAAGTGGTACAACACTTTCAAATGTTGCGGCACAGATCGGATCAAATGTAACCAATGTTACTGCAAGTGTAAATGCTACAACAGGTAACTTAGAAATCTTCCACAACGGTAAGGCACTAGGTGACTCAACAGGTGGTACTAACACAATTAGATTCGAAGAAGGAAACGGAACATTAGTAGCGGACTTAGGAATAACTTCAAACACTGTGTTAAACGGTGTTCAGTTCTTACAGGACAAACACACAAACAGACCAACTTGGAAAACTGCAGACGAGAACAGACCTAACGGTTCAGTTTGGTTCAAGACAACTTCTGCAAACTCAGGAGCGGCTCTTGTTGCTAAGATTTACAGTTCATCAAACGCTAGTTTCTCAACAGTTGCTAGTCCATTATATGCCAACCATACATCAGCGATTTTCAACCTAGATGCGGCAAACGGTGGTTCAAGTTTAACAGTTGGAACAGTATACGCACAATACAACATAACTGAAGAGTCAATGACAGCGGCAGATGCCACAGATGCTACTCCAAACGTTGGTGACTTCCAATTATTCAGATACGAAGGCGGTGTTACAACTATCACAAGTAATAACACAGCACCAACTTTCACAGCAAGTGAAACTTTTAAAATACAAGAGTCAGTGAAGAATCAAGAAGCATTGAGTTCAGCAGTAACAGTAACACTAGGTGGTACTGATGCTGACGCCTTTATTGCGGCAGTGAACGGTGCGGGATTAACAAACGTTTCGGCAAGTAAGACAACTGCAGGTGCGATTGTTATGACACACAAACTAGGTGGTGAGTTTAGAATGACTGAAGAAGGCATGACAGGAACACCATTAGCAGATGCGGGATTCAGTCAGAGCACTGCTCACGCTTATGGAACATTCACAAAAAACAGTGCAACATTACTTGACAACTTGTATGACATACCAACAGGTGACAGCATTGACTCAAGTGCTAACACAGGTATCATAGCAAGTAACTGGAAAAGATTAAGTTACACTGCTTCAACAAGTGCACCAACTAATGAGCCATCAGATGGAACATTATGGTATGACACTTCTACAGACGAAGCAGACATCATGGCACACAATGGTACAACTTGGGTTGGATACGCAACAGCGTACTCAAGCACAGATCCAGAAGGTCCACAGTTTAGTGCAACAGCACCGACTACACAGTCAGATGGTACTGCACTTGTAACTAACGACTTATGGATTGACACTGGTGACTTAGAAAACTATCCAAAACTTTACAAATACAACACATCAGCAACTTTAAGTTCTACAAACACAGCGAACCAAGTAGTAGTTACTACATCAGGTGCGGCGTGGGAACTAGTTGACAAAGCAGACCAAACAACGGAAGATGGTATTGTGTTTGCAGATGCTAGATTACACACAGCGGCTGACAAGGCAGATTCATTGTCAACAGGCGGTGCAGGAACATCCAGCACAATCAAAAGTTTATTGAGCGATGGCTTCCTAGACCCAGATGCTCCTAGTCCAGACTTATACCCACAAGGTATAATGCTTTGGAACACAAGAAGATCAGGTTACAATGTAAAAGAATACAAAAACAACTACATCACAACTGCGAAATATCCTGGTTCAGGATCAGCAGGTTTAGGTAACATCAGAGCAAGTAACGAATCTGTTGCTACATACTACCCAGACAGATGGGTGACTAAATCAAGCAACAACGCTGACGGCTCTGGTACATTCGGTAGAAAAGCACAGAGAAAAGTGATTGTTGAACAACTTAAATCAGAGATCGACACTAACCAAGCAATCAGAGAAGACCAAAGAGGCTACAATGTTATTGCTACACCTGGTTACCCAGAAGCGATCGCAAACATGATCGGATTGAACACAGACAGAAACAACACTGCATTTGTAGTAGGTGACACTCCAATGAGATTAGAGGGTACATCAACTAAAATACAAGAT